CCTACCCCGAGGAGTTCGGCCAGTGCGATGGCACTGCCAGCCCCGTGGATGGTGTTCAGCTCGGTCAGCAGGGTCGTCGCAGCTTCGGTTTGTCCTACCGAACCAAGGTCGGTAACGACACCGTAGGTCAGGACTACGGTTACAAGATCCACCTGATCTACGGCGCTCTCGCGGCTCCGTCGGAGAAGGCATACCAGACGATCAACGACTCGCCGGAGGCTCTCACCTTCAGCTGGGCCGTGACCACTTCTCCGGTGGGCGTCGCCGGGTTCAAGCCGACGGCTCAGATCACGATCAACTCCACCAAGGTCAACTCCGTCGCCCTGGCTCAGCTCGAGCAGCTGCTCTACGGGTCCGCCGGCGTCGACCCGGAGCTTCCGCAGCCGGCCGATGTTCTGGCCCTCTTCGGTGGAACCGTCACGACCGTCACCCCGACGGCGCCGACGTACAACTCGGGTACCCACGTCATCACCATCCCGACGGTCACCGGCGTGGAGTACCTCATCGATGGCGAGGTTGTCAGCGGAACGGTCACCATCACGACCGACACCGTTGTCACGGCTCGTCCGACCAGCGGCAAGATCTTCCCGCCGGTCACCGATGACGACTGGTTCTTCGACTTCGTCTAGTCACAACCAAGAAAGGAGGCCAGAGAATGCTAACAATTATAGTTCCAAGAACAGAATTCTTCGACGAGAAGACCCAAGAGTTCATCTCGCAGGACGAAGTTGTTGTGGAACTGGAGCATTCTCTGGCCTCTCTTTCAAAATGGGAGTCGTTTTGGGAGAAGCCTTTCCTTAGTGATAAGGCTAAGTCCACAGAAGAAACACTTTGGTACGCAATGGCCATGTGTTTGGACGAAAAAACCCCGGAGGAAGTTTTCCTCAGACTCTCTGAAGACAACCTGCAAGAGATCAACGCCTACATTGGGGCAAAGATGACTGCGACAACCTTTCGAGAGGACCTGAGTAGAGGTTCTCGAGAGGTCATCACCGCGGAACTCATCTATTACTGGATGGTTGCCCTAAACATCCCTTTCGAGTGTCAACATTGGCACTTGAACAGACTTCTTACGCTAGTTCGCGTGTGTAACCTCAAGAACTCTCCTCCTAAGAAGATGTCTCGTCAAGAGATTGCTCGAAGGAACCGTGAACTCAACGAACAGCGCCGAAAAGAACTTAACACTCAAGGCTGAGATAGGAGGAAGCCAATGACGCGACTTGACTGGAATGCTCTCGGCTCTCGTTTCTTTGAAACGGGCGTCGATCGAGGCGTTCTCTTCATCGCGGGTCGTGCCGGAGTTCCCTGGAACGGATTGGTTTCCGTCTCCGAGTCTTCTACCGGTGGTGAGCCGAAACCGTACTACCTGGATGGGATCAAGTATCTCAACCGACCAAAGCCGACCGAGTTCAAAGGCACCTTGAGTGCTTTTGCGAGTCCTCCGGAGTTTGATCTTGTTGACGGAAGTTTCGAGGTCTATCAAGGTCTCATTGCCAGCAACCAGAGGCGCAAGTCATTCGGTCTTTCGTACAGAACTCTTCGGGGGAATGACATTCTGGGCCATTCCTATGGCTACAAGATTCATATTCTGTACAACGTTCTCGCCGAGCCTTCGGATGAGGACAATCAGACGATGGCTGAGTCAACCGAAGCAAAGATGCTGACCTGGCAACTGACTACGACCCCTGTGGTTGTGGGACCGACGTACAAGCCCACCGCGCACTTCGTCATTGACTCGACTCGAGTTAGTCCTGAGCTTCTCATCGATCTTGAAGAGATGCTCTATGGCGGCAACATGTCGGCGTCAAGGCTTCCCACACTTGAAGAGCTTCTTGAGCTCTTCGCCTCGTACGAGGCATTCCGCGTCACGCTGTTGCCCAACGGTCGATACTCTGCCGAAGGTACGATGGTTATTGACGACCACGACGGCTCCTTCAGCATGGAGGACCCATCCGTCACGCAAAGTGGCGAAACAATCCTGATCGATTAGGAGGATGAGATGGCTAGAGTTGAAAGCTTGACCGAAGATGGCATTCTGGCTTTGTTTGCCGCTAAGACTGCTGAAGACGCCACCTTGTGGGGAACCATCGATGACGTGGCTGAGAACACGGCAAACATCGCGGCACAGGGTCTTGTCATCGCCACTCACACAAGCCAGATTGCCTCGCATCTGGCCAACATCACTTCGGCACAGGCCGACATTGTCACCAACCAGGCATATTCCGTAGCTAGTCGCCCCGTAATCTGCACCTCGACGACTCGGCCCACCACAAACATGTTCGTGGGTAAGCGAATCTACGAGACAGACACAAAGGCCTTTGGCCAGTGGGATGGTGCAAACTGGGTTGTTTTGGATTCCGTTTGGCAGTCATATACGTCGGGCATTACGGCGGCGTCTGGTGGTTTCTCTCTCGGAAATAGCGTGATGACAGCAAAATACATGCGATACGCTAAACTTTGCGCTTACCAGATTTCTGTGATTATTGGTAACTCGGGATATAGCGCTGGGTCCGGCTACATGCAAGTGGTACTTCCATTCGCTTCGGGTGCTACCCCACAAGACATGCCCGTCGGAACTTGTGTTCGTCAGATTGCTGGAGCACGGACAGTGGGACATTCAACGATCAATGGCCCCGGGGCGACCTTCTTCATCAACTGGGACTCATATTCGGCTAATTCCTTGATTACTGGAGGTGGCGCAGGTAACAACGACAAATTCTTCTTCTCCGGTTTCTACGAAACTGCTTAGAAAGGACTCGCGATGGGGTTCGAGTTTCTACACCGTGGATCTTTTGACAAAACGGAGAAGTTCCTTCGTGCTATGGAGAAACTCCAAGTGATGGGTGTTCTCGATAAGTATGGCGCGATGGGCACCGCCGCTTTGGCAAAAGCTACCCCTCTCGAAACTGGTGAGACAGCCACGTCGTGGAGTCATCGCGTTGAGGGTGGGCGAGGCGGATATTCTATCGTCTGGTCAAACCATCACACGATTCATGGCACCAACATCGCAATCATCCTGCAGTACGGGCACGGAACCGGAACGGGTGGTTATGTCGCTGGACGCGACTATATCAACCCTGCAATGAAACCCATATTCGACAAGATAGCCGACGAGGTTTGGAAGGTGGTGACAAACGCATGAGCAGCATTGACGAACGTGTAGTCGAAATGAAGTTCCAGAACGGAAATTTCGAAAACGGCATCAAATCGACCCTGAATTCGCTTAGCGCCCTGAAGGATGGGCTCAAGCTTCACGGTGCAACAAAGGGTCTGGACGATGTGTCGTCTGCCGCCTCCAAATTCTCTCTTGCTGGGATGCAGGAGAGCCTTTCCAACATCTCCAGTAAGTTCTCGGCGATGTCTGTGATCGCTATCACCGCTCTGACAAACATTGCCAACAAAGCGATCAATGTCGGAACCACCCTGTTGAAGAGCCTGACGACCGATCAGATCACGAGCGGCTTGAAGGAATACGAGACAAACCTGAACTCGATTCAGACCATTCTCTCGAATACCTCAGCCAAGGGTACGACGCTGGATCAGGTCAACCAGGCGTTGCAAGAGCTGAACACATATTCCGACCAGACGATCTACAACTTCTCGGAGATGGCTCGGAACATCGGTACCTTCACTGCTGCTGGTGTCGAGCTCAAGCCGGCCACCGAAGCGATCAAGGGTATTGCTAACCTTGCAGCCATGTCTGGTTCGTCCTCGGAGCAGGCGTCTACCGCGATGTACCAGCTATCGCAGGCTATGTCTACGGGCACAGTCAAGCTGATGGACTGGAACTCGGTTGTCAACGCTGGCATGGGTGGTCAAGTCTTCCAGGATGCGATCAAGGAGACGGCTCGTAACCAGGGCGTCGCTGTCGATGACATCATCAAGAAGAACGGTAGCTTCCGCGACTCTCTCCAAGAGGGTTGGTTGACTTCCGATATTCTGACGAAGACTCTTCAGAAGTTCACCGGTGACCTCAACGCGTCGCAGCTCAAGACCATGGGCTACAACGACGAGCAGATCGCCGGGATCCTCAAAATGGGACAGACCGCCAAGGATGCGGCCACCAAGATCAAGACCATGTCTCAGCTTGTCAACACCCTTCAGGAAACTGCTGGGTCGGGATGGGCTCAGACGTGGCAGACGATATTTGGTGACTTCGACGAGGCCAAGGTTCTGTTCACGAATGTCAACAACGTTCTTGGTGGGATGATCAGCGCTTCAGCTGATGCGCGTAACAAGATCCTCACTGAGTGGAAAGACCTGGGTGGTCGTACTGCGGTCATCAACGGTATTTCCAATGCGTTCAACGCGCTCATGGCTATCCTTGCTCCTGTGAAGGAAGCGTTCCGCGACATATTCCCGCCCATGACGGGTGCTCGGCTTGCTGAGATGTCGAAGAACTTCGAGGAGTTCACCAAGAAGCTCAAGCCTGGGGAGGAGACTCTCTCGGCCATCAAGGTCATATTCACTGGTGTGTTCGCCGCGTTCGACATTGGCGTCCAGGTCATCAAGGGTGTGGCTAGCGTCTTCGGTCGTCTCTTCAGTTCGATGACAGAAGGTA